CGATCATGGATTATCTTTTAATGATGTACGAGAAATTGTATCACGTGCATTAGCAGGACGTTTAGATATTGAACAAGCTGTAACTGAAAAAACTGATGGACAAAATATATTTGTAACTTGGAAAGACGGACAGCCAGGATTTGCACGTAATAAAGGTACTATAATTAATCCAATGACTCCGGAACAATTGGTTGCGGATTTTGAACGTAAGTATCGAGAGTCTATAGAAAAAAATGGCGCTGAAGCATCTGCAGGATATAAATTAGTAGTAGATGCGTATCGTGCATGTGCGGAAGATTTAACTGAATCTTTAAATAAAATTGATACGCAAAAACTAAATCAAATATTTAAAAACGGACGAGTATTTGCAAACATGGAAATTATTTATCCAGCAACTCGTAACGTAATTGCATATGATAAAGCACATTTACAATTTCATAATTTAGTTGAATATGATGAAAAAGGAAATGTTGTAGAAACTGACTTAACTGGAGGAACATTAATGCAATCGGTTATACAAGATGCAAATGCGCACATGCAAAACACATTTTCATTTATTCCTCCACAACGAATTAAATTAGGACGAGTTTACGACTTCGAAGACCAACAAGCTGCATTTTTTAATGAAATAGATCAATTACAAAAACGTTACGGTTTAAAAGAAACGGATTTGTTAAGTGATTATCATAAAGCATGGTGGAGAGATGTAATACAAAGCAAAGCACAACAGTTGGGATATGCAATTCCGAATGACATTTTAGAAAAATTGATGTATCGTTGGGCATTTGATGATAAATCTACTAATATTGCAATGCTTAAGAAACAAATTGATAATCCGGAGTTTCAAAATTGGGTAACTGAATTTGATAAATCTGATTTTAAAAAGTATAAAAAACAAAATTTAGAACCATTTGAATCTATCTTTTTAAGATTAGGAGTATTGGTTTTGCAAAATGCATCTAATTTCTTAGCAGCAAATCCAAATCAAACCGTACAGACAATCAAAGCAGAAATGAATCAATTGATTGGGGAACTACAATCATCTCCAAATCAAGCTACGTTAGATAAACTGAAATTAGAACTTCAAAGAATTCAAAAATTAGGAGGATTTGATGCAATCGTTCCTGCAGAAGGCGTTGTATTTACGTATCAAGGTAATACGTACAAGATGACGGGAGCATTTGCACCGGTAAATCAAATATTAGGAGTATTAAAATACGCACGATGATTTAGTAATGAATTATAAAAAAATATACAATCAGTTAATTGATCGATCTCAATCTGAGAATCGTAAAAAAGGTCGCGGAATATATTTTGAACGCCATCATATTATTCCTAAATGTTTAAGTGGAAGCAATGATAAAACTAATTTAGTATTACTTACAGCTCGAGAACATTATGTTGCACACAAACTTCTTTGTGAAATTTATCCTAACGAAATAAAATTGCATTATGCATTATGGAGAATGATGAATCATCAAAGCTCAAAACATGAACGAAATTATATTGTTAGTTCTAAAGAATATAGTCGTTGTAAACAACTGCAACAATCAATTATACAACAATTAGGTAAACAAAATAAAGGCAACTCCGTTAAACATTCTATAGAAACTAGAGAAAAAATTTCTAAAGCTGGAAAAGGACGAGTTCCATGGAATAAAGGTAAATCTGGTTTAAGTCGAGGTCCAATGAGTGATGAACATAAACTTAATATTAGTAAGTCACTTAAAAATAAAAAAAAACCGCCCCGCACTGAAGAACATTCTAAAAATATTTCAAAAGCGTTATTATTAAAAAACAAAGTTAAATCTGTTTAACTAATATTTATATAAAATAAAAGGAAAATTGTAATGGCGCAAAAACATAAAAGCAAGTATAAAACACCAAAAGATTTTGAAAAATCACAAAAACCAAAACCAAGAAAAGATCTTAAAGATTATACTGAAGACGATAAAAAAGGTGCATTAAATCCACATTCTACTGGAGACAAACAACTTAATGTTTTGCGTAAAACAGATAAACCCGTACAAGATGACGGCAAAATGTTTCCAAAATACAATGACGACGATCGTTTATATAAAGATTTAGAAGATGGCGATTACGATCCTAAAACTGCAGCAAAGCGTTTAAAGAAACGTCAAGATACTGAGGAAAAAGAAACTGCAGATGTTCTTAAAGATAAAATTGAAAATTTAACTAGAGAACAAAAAGAACGTTTGGTTAGAGAATACGTACGAAGAAAAATTGCAAAAGTATTGTTCGAGCAACCAACCCCACCTGCAGAAGAAGAACCGGAAGCACCAGCACCAGAAACACCGCCAACAGATGCACCAGCACTCGATGCGGCACCGACAGATGCTCCAGCGCCCGATGCAGCTGCTGCACCCGAAACTCCACCTATGGACGCCGGAGCTCCGCCTACCGGAGGAGTATCGCCAGCGCCAGCTACACCATCGCCTACACCCGACGCTGGCGCACCAACAACAGATGCAGCACCAGTGCCATCAACTCCACCCGCAGAGGGCGAACCTGCAGCAACGCCAGCTGCAGCACCGGCACTATCTCCAGAAGAAGAAACTGATAAACTCATACAAAAAGCTTCAGAAAGATTATCAAAAGAAGGTGCTATTGGTAAGATTAAACTTATAAATAAAATTTTAAAAAATGCAATGAAAGAAATTGATTCTGAAGATAAAGCTAATTTCTTTAAATTGCTTAGATCGTTTGCTATAAAGAAAATAGCAACAATATCTTCTGAATCAGATTCTGAAGACGCAGAAACTAAATCTAAATAAAGTTATATGTCTAAAAAGTTACAAAACATTAAAGCCGTCAAACAATTAATCGACGGTACACACAAGTTTCAAACCAAAAAAATCGTTGGGTTTTCTGATGCGAATGAAACGGCAAAGAAAAATGAAAAACATCAAATTGGAGAAGTTTGGGAAGAAACTGACACCAACGGAATAACTTATGTTATTGAACAAAAAGATGGATTTCGCATCAAAAAATTAAAAACTTCGGAAGTATTACAAACAGTACGAGATGAAATAAGATCATATCCCAATTGCCGTAAAGAAACGTGTACATGCATAACCAAACATCCACTTAATGAAAAAATGAGAAAAATTCAGGGAATGTGTTTTGATTGTGTTATCGAAATGGAGCATGAATTAAAAAAAGACGGTAAATACGACGAATATGAACAAAACAAAATACGAGAAAATGCATTAGCTTGGTTAGCAGCTGCGGAACGAGATGTAGCATTATTGAAACAAGCTTACACTCAAGTACACGAATTCGTAACAAATTCCGAAGGACAAAAAGAAACTTGGTCTGCAAAAATGACTACAGAAGAATTTGAAAATACTATACAAGCAGAATTTAATAAATTTAAAGAAGATTTTTTAAAAAAACTAAATGGAACAGAAAATGAAAACAATTAAAAAATATTGGATGGTAATCGTAGGAGCAATTGCTGCAGCATTTGCATTTTTTCTAGTTACGTCAAAACGACGCAATTCCAATAAATTAGATAAACTACAAGATCAAATTAATAACAACAAACAAGCTGTTGATAAAATTGACGGAAAAGCAGAAGTAATTGCTCAACAAAGAGAAGATTTAAAACAAGAAATCAAACAACAAGAACAAGTTATAGAACAGCTAGAAGAAAAAAAGCAAGAAATTAAACCAGAAACTAGAACGGTTACCGATGCTAAACAAAATATTTTAAATAAAACAAAAAGAGGTCGTAAACCTAAAAACATCAACTCATGAAAAAGTTACTAGTTATATTATTGTTTCCATTAACCGCACATTCTCAAATTGCAGATACATGTTTTACGGAACAACAAATTTTAGATATATCATTTACGTTGGATTCTTTAACTGAATTAAATGATATCAACGATCAAATTATTTCAGAACAAAAATATTTGTTAGAAAAACAAGGCAAATTGATTGAATTGGATTCTATGCAAATTGCATATCGAGAACAACAAATTGCTTTGTTACAAAAGAATGTTGATTTGTATGTAGAACGCGAAAAACGATTTCAAACAAAATGGTATGATCATAAAGCAATTTGGTTTAGTGGAGGTATATTAACTACTATACTTACTAGCAAATTAATCATCGAAGTTGTAAAATAACAATGTCTCAGCCAAGTATAAAACAGATAATACAGCAACAGTACATGATGTGTGCTAAAGATCCTGTATTTTTTATGCGTAATTATTGTTATATTCAACATCCTAAACGAGGTAAAATTAAATTTAATTTATTTCCATTTCAGGAAGATTCATTATCTGAATTGCGAGATAACCGTTAAAATGTTA